GAAGGGAGCAAGAATCCCTGATGTGTAACAGTCACTTGTACCCCCCAACGTCAGGGAATATCTGCGTTTGTTCAAAATATAGGAAAACCTGGACATATTATAGAAACCCAATGACGTATCACAGAACCGTTGCCCTTCATCAATCTATCGCGAAACAGGTGTCTGATCTCCAACGAACTATTGAGAATATGAGTGAAAACATCCGTGGAAGCTTCCAGGTCACACACCAGGCTACCCAGAAACTGAACGTACTGAGGTCTGTTCTTTCAAAACTCAAATCTGCTCTTGACGATGATTACCATGAACTAGCGGATGACGATACGTTTAAGGAGTTGGGAAACATCTACTACAAGCGTCATTGACCATTTTACTTAAGTATTTATCAAATACTGGAGTAAATCACCATCTTTTTTAATAACCGTTGACTTTGAGCCAATGCGAAGCCTGGGGGAGTGTCATTCCAGTGGCCTTCATCAACTTTTTGAGCCTCTGGGCTCGTTTCTTCTGCTTGGCTGATTGTTTGGGCTTCTTTTTCTGCTTTTTTATACCCCATCCTAGCGCAGGTGGGTTGAGATAGGAGTTGGTTCTGGGGAAATCACTAGCACCCAATCTTTCGTTGCGAAAAAGGTTTGAATCGTCATGGCCAACCATAGTTGTATTGGCGAAGTCTTGAGTTGTTTTCTCGTTTCTTCTTAACACAGTGTTTGTTCCATCTCTCCCATCGTCATCAATATTCTTTACCATTCTGAAAAGTTCTGGAACGTTGACAAATCTGCCGTCGTCTAAGAATGGGCCGCCTTCTCCCCCCAGATTGAATGGGTGGGCACTTTTGTTCCTCAACTGTCTGCCGATTGTCTTGAGAGCCATAACGTCATCTCGCGTTATTCCGTCTGCGTACTTAACCGGCCAAGAAGCAAAGTCTTTAGATGCGGGGGGGATGACCGATGAATGTGGCACTCCGTTCCTGTCTTTCATATGTTGATACTGGATCCGCCACTGTCTTACAGCCCTATATGTAGCAGGACTTTTCAACGGAGGGACGGGATATTGATTTGTTTCATTGTGCTTCCTTGCCCAGTTTAACCATTCCCACTCTAAAGGTGTCATTGTTCTTAAAAACTCATCTTCTGCTTCTTCGGGCAACTGGAAGGTAAGTGAGGGTCCGGTTGTTCTACTTTTTTCTCCCCAATCAACAACCGGTGTGGTATCTTTTAGTTCCGATGTGAGTGCTGAAGGGCCCGTTGTTTTTGTCAAAGTGTCTCCTGTTCTAGCCAGGAGGTCGCGAAGTTTTTTACTTAACGGAACGGCAGAAGGAGGTAAAACGGCATCATCGCCATAGTCGGGCATCGTGGGTTCGTAATAATGTGCTGCCGAGCGTGAAAAGAGAGCATCTTCGGGGTCGTACCGTCGTTCTTCTAACGGGGCAGGTTCAAGCGGATTGTAAGCCCAAGCCGTTAAATCAGGTTCTCTTGCTGATGCTGATGCTGATGCTGCTGCTGCTGCTGCTGGACGTGGCACCCCTGTTGGACGTAGCCGCCTTGCTGGACGTGGCACCCCTGCTAGACCTGTCGTAAAATCAGGTTCTCTTGCTGCTGCTGGACGAGGCTCCCACGTTAGGCGTGGCCCCCTTGCTGGACGTGGCACCCCTGCTAGACCTGACGTAAAATCAGACGTTTCGGGATTGAGTGGATCAAGTCGTGGGTCGTGTTCCATTATCTATAAGGAAAAAAGTTAAAAATACTTTCTGAACAGTGCTGATAGAGATGTATATCGTGTATAGGATGGCCAGTGACCTGCTGGAACAGTCATATATCGGCTACACAAAGGTGGAAGGGTGTCCGTCGCGTTCCTTGGGGGGGTGTATACCTGTGAAAAAGGTGTTCCGGAACATTTACCAGGCTCGCGACTGCTGTATTTACCCGCTACACATCGTCAAAACCGAAGATGAAGCAAAAAAGAACTGCGACGACGAGACGAAGATGCGAAAGGACAAGCCATACGAAACCATTAGGGTATCACCCGTGGACGAGTCGCATTTCTGAATGGACAATCTCTCGACGGTTCAATAGAGAACTAAATGCGTCACATTGTGGCTACCCCGCTGTCCCCAGAAGAAATCCATAATCTGTGGTCGTCTAACCCGCTCTGCCGTGGCCAGAAGCCACCGCCCGTGGTAGAATACGCCAAGTTGGGACATCTGCGAAACCTCGGCGAGTTGTTCAAAGGCACCAAGTATGTCATTCTATTTTATCCAAACTTCCAGCGTGGCCTCAACACCTCAGGACACTATGTTGCCCTCATTAAGCACCGGAGAGGATACGAGTTTTATGACCCGTATGGTTTTAAGCCCGACACAAAGCAGAAAGACACCCCGCAGAGAGCAAAACTGTATCAAGAAGACCACAACACACTCATCGGCCTGTTTCTGAAGAGTGGAGCGTCCATAGACTACAACCACAACAAGCACCAGAAACTGAGCGACGCTGTGGCGACGTGCGGGAGGCACGCGATGTTCCGTAGTCTCTGCCACGCAATGAACAACGACGAATACCACCTTTTTGTGACGAAACTGAGCAAGCAATACCGCGTTACCCCAGACGTGTTTGTAAGTATGGTATTTTCGTGAGTATTCAATAGAATGATACCGCCAACAAAGTACCTATACCTCAATACACACTTAAATGGGGTACCTGGAGCGAATATTAGGGCAACTCTTAATGTTAATCGCCTGTCGCCGGTTATCAAGGACACCACCGGCTGGATTGTTTCTGCTGAGCGGTGGTCGCTACACGGTGTGAAACTTCCACTGTTTGATACCGAGGTCAGGGATATAAAGTTAGCGTTTAAGGACTCTACAACCGGAACAATCACCCCCGCGACCGTCACATTTGCTGGTGTTGGGCGTTACTTGTATGACTACCGTGATTTGGCGCATGCTATCACGAACACAATGGTTGCGGCGTTTCCGGGAGACCCATCGGACACTCCGATGATGTCATTTTCAGACGGAAAGTTCAGTTTTACCACCACCGCGGGCTTTCGGGCTGACTACGAACTGCTGGTATCGGATGTGTGGGAGTTTTACTTTGGTACATTTGATTTGTATGACAACGGGGACGCTGGGTGGCTAGAGTTGATACTGAGCGGAGACGTAGAGACACAATCTGATGGCACAATAGAGTTTTTAAGTCCCGTTGCGCGCTTTGCGATTGAGACAGTTGGCTTACCGGTGGTGATGGAACTGCTACAGCCCTCGGCTGGGGCATCGGCGGTCGCGAACCAGGAATCATCTATATTAGTAGATTACCGCATCACCCAGCAGACGAACCAGTCAACCCTGACCATCAACTATGTCGCCAGTGGTGACCACCGGTGGCACACGATGCTTCCCGGCTCGTCATTTCAGTCGTTCACGCTCACATTCCACTGGGTAGACTACCAGAACAAACTGACACCCCTGACCCTGGGTGAAAACGCCTTTGCGGAGGTCAAAATGGCATTTGTGAACGGTGTGCCGATGGCCTCTGGTTGAATCTTCCTTACGTTCTCATCTTGTTTTTTGTTACGGGTTTAATAGAACCGGAACAAAGAATGGCTTTTGCGTCACTCAACCCCGAAACGATGAAGTCAGTGATAATCGCGCCGAAGAACTACAAGTGGGCCACGCCTGAAACCGCCATCCTTGCCACTCATATGGGGAACAACAGCGACAGTATGCGGCAAATACCCCCGAACAGCGGTGACCACGCGACATCAGGCCAGCAGATTGTTTGGAACACCGCATTCGCCGACGGGTGCGTGGAAAGCGTCCCCAAACTCCACAGTCGCTTCACCATCACACTCAACAATATCGCAGGGGGGACTCCGGCGGCCATCCTGGCCAATCTGAACGGAAATATGGGGCTTCAGTCATTCGCGATGAATCGTGCCATCGCGCGAGGAACGGTGGATCTCAACGGTACGCAGTACACGACCAATGTATCCTCCCTCGTGGACACCGTGGTGTACTCTTCCAGTGTTTTGAACAACGCTCTGATTTCGCCAGTGTCAGAACTGGACGTGTATGACGAGTTTTCGTCGGCCTTGATGTCGGACCCCCTAAAGTCGGGCGCAAACACCGAGTCTTCGCGCAACACTCGCGGTCTCGGTGCCAACTATCAGGTTTACTCCATCACAACAGATCCTGTAGCCCACACGGCGTCAATCGTGATAGAGTTCAGCGAGGCCTTGATGATGGAGCCATTCCAGCATCACGATATGGAGTCTCCCCAGCCATTTAAGAACATCTCACGCTTTATTCTGAGCCTGAACCTTGAGTCAGACCTCGGAGAGGCGATGGTGTCTCTTGCGAGCACCATTCCAGCGGCGGATGCCGCGATTGATGTAACCGCAGACATCACAGACACCACCTGGTCTCTGATGTGCCGGTCTTGGAACCCGTCGGCACTTCAGACTATCCCCCCCGTGCTCATATACAACAGCCCGACTGTGAAACCGCTGTCCACGGTGTCTGTGACAGTGCCGGCGCGACCCGCAGGTTTGCTGGAGGCACCCCCGGTTGTCATTCGCGTCCCCACGACAATCATTCAGGGTGTGCCGTCTCGTTTTGAGATTCAGGTTCGCCGCCCGGGGCGTGCCTATGGCCCACGGACGTTCCTACCAATCCGGAGTGTGTCGGTCTCAACGGATAACAAGACAAATCTGCTTACCAATCTGGACCAGCACGAACTGTACCTCATCTCGGCAAACTCGGGCTACAACCAGCGCTACGCGACCTTCGCGGCGGTGAGCGCAGACCCGCTCAACGCCGCGGTGGCAAGCATCCGGGGGGCAGGTGCTCCGTTTTACTTTGCACCACGAGACCTGGGTCTAAATGAAGGGACCGTTGCTAACAGCAACAAAACTCTTCAAATAACACTTGAAATCACGGTAGCACCAGTCAGCACGGTGGGACCGGAGACGTGTGAATGCCAGTGTAACTACATTGAAGACTCGTTCACCCAGGATAACAACTCTGTATTCACCTCTGTTCGCCCTGTGGTGTCATCTGAGAAACTTCTCCAGTCTCCCATCATGTATACGGGAGAGGTTGCGGGAACAAACCAGATTTTGGGCGGGTCTCTGTTTGGGTGGATGAAGACCCTCTGGAACAAGGGAAAGCAGGCAGTGAATGATTTTGCCCACTCCAGGGCAGGTGAAAACATTGCCCACGCGATACAGGACGCTGGCACGAGGGCGGTCAGTAAGGGGGTTGAGTTGGGAACCCAGGCTCTTAAGACTCGCTTAGCCGCGGCCGCCCGCACAGGGGGCAAGAAGTACAAGAACAAGCGCGGGGGTGACGCGATGAACGTTGGCGGTGACCTCATGGTATCTGGAGGTCGTAAGATGAGCAAGGCGCATCTCCATCAGTTGCTTATGTGAAGTTACTCAAACTTCCAGCATCTCCGTTGAGACACCACGATGTCCAGAGGTCTGTCCAAGCACACCCAACGTGATTTTTTCAGTATTTTAGATACCATCGCTATCTGCGGTTTTTTAAACCCAATGTAGCGTTCCAAAAAGTACCGGCGGGTGTGTGCCGAGGAGTTGGCAAAGATGACAAAGTTCGTTGCTTCTGTCATAATGAGCCGTGAGCCATTGCCAAAGTTGGTGAGATGGTTACAGATAATCATAGACGTGTGGGTGTGTCGCCCCTTAGTAAGGAAATGGTCACGGAGGTATGAGATGAGTGCCACGTCCTTGTTATTCTCGTAATCGTCCAGCACGAGGACGGCGTTGGTCAGCATTTTGTTGAGTTTTGCTTCGGGTACCTTGAGTTCGTATTGTTTTTGCTTCGCGATGGCTGGTTTCATATCGTTGAGGGCGATTTCCAGTTCAATCAGGGCCTCGGGGTCGTCTGCTAGTTCTTTCTTTCGGTGGCGGAAGCGAATCTTTGCGTTTTCATAGTCCTTCTTTGCCTTTTCTTGGCTGGATGACACCCCGACGAGGTCTTGAATGTTCAGATAAATCACATCTCCAAACTTTTCGTCTTGAACGTCGGTTATGACGAATATTCTCTGGTTTGCCTTGCGATAGATGCTTAGGAGTTGAGCGGTGATGTATGATTTGCCCGAGCCAGACTGGCCGCTGACAAAATAAACGTCACGCTCACGCTCGCTTGCGATGGAGGGCGGAATGAGTCGTAGTTCGTCACCCTCTGGTGCGTCTACCTCGTGATACTGCCCGAGGGCGTTGGTGTTGATGTCATTTGCGAGTTGTGTGCGTAGTGCGGAGGCGTGGTGCTTTCGGCGGGCTTTGGTGGACCCGAAAAGCGTCGCGAGGAGTTCATCGGGGATGTCGTCTTCGTCTACCTGCTTCTTGTTGTCTGGGTCATAGTACACAATCGCCTTTGACTTGGGCTTGGGGACATCAGAATCTACGATTTGAGCGACAGCGACACCTTTTCCGTCGGTGTTGAATGACATTCTCTATCATCTGGCTGACAAAAAGCGAAAACACACGGTTCTCAAAGCACCAGTTGTGTCAGGGAATCCAGCCTGTGATTGAGAACGGTCTGGAGGGACTGGGTGATGTGTGGGAGGTTTGTGAGGGTGAAGTTTGTGCGTGGTAAAAGACCCAGTCGAACCTTGACGTCTTCTCTGAGCAACCCGAGGGCGTGTTTTCGCACGTCGGTCGGGACCTTGGTGGTATGTAAGGACCTAAGGCGTGAGAGTGTTAAGTATAGGAACCCGGCGGCTGGATTGGCGAGAGTTTTGTCAATCCTCGCAGTCATTTTAGTGTTTGATGTAGCCCCGCTGAGCCGTTTGAGTGATTTATAGAGCCTCCCTTCCTTCGCGAACTTGTGAGAATCCTCTCGTAGACTCTTGCGCACCTGGGCAGGTGTCTTCCCGGGGAAAGACGATGGGGTCAGGTCATAAACGACGGATATTTCTTCCAGGTAACCTTTGACGACGACAAGCAGGTCTAACTTTATCCAGTCCCGGCCCCACTTGGAAGAGTACAGGCTCTTGTGAGGTATGGTACGCTTGAGGGCGCGAATCGCGGTGTTTGGGGTCGTGAACTTGGAGTCGCCAATCTTGAGAGCGTCAAAGTATAACCTCGGGTCGTCGTGGAGAGCCTCGCCGATGAGAACTTCTAACATCAGACACACCCGAGGGAGGTATGCGGGTGGAAGTGGCTGGTAGAGGTCTACGTCTCCAGCCCACACCGTGTGGGGGAAACTACCATTTAAAATCAGACGGTGCCCGTCACCGACTGACACCGCACTGAACAGTTTCTGGTGGAAATCGGTGAATCGCTTCAGTACAGAGTTGGTGATGTCCATTTATCTATTAATACTCAATAGAACAGATGGCAACACTCAGGGATATCATTCTTGGAGCGACAATAGCACGTGCCAGCGACCACCGAGGCACACAAGATGCCCGTTTGGCTCAGTTTCAGACGGAGGCGAAGCAGAGAGAAGAACTACGGCAAGAGGAGCGAAAGAATGCCATTGTCGCCGATGAGATAGTACAGGGAAGGTTCACCCCGGCAGAAGAAACGCGTAGAGAGGCTCTGGCTGAGAGGAAAATCAGAGAACTTGGTCAGGACATCATCAACACGATGACCACGACACACCGGGGTAAAACCAAAGTGGGCGACCGGGTGTCTGCGATTGTTAAACTGCTTCATGAAAACGCGGGAAGCCCCGGGCTGAACGAGAAGGCTCAGAACTTGGTGCGAGGGCTGGCCGGTGTGGTTCAAGAACTGCCTCGGCGGTCCAAGGAGGTATATGATACCGCTACGTTGTGGCTCAAACTGCGAGACGCCGCCCGCGTTCCGGCTAGCAACCAGACAAGGGCATCGCGTATGATGGACGGAGAGCGGTCAAACCCTTCCACGCGGAAGCGCACACGCCGTAGAGTGCGGGCAGCGGAACCAGCACATGTGAGAAGCCCGGGCCCAGGAAGGGCTCAAGCAATGGCTCAAGCAATGGCTGAGCCGCGGGAATC